AGGCGGCGCGGATTGATGAGGAAACCGGGGAAATCATCCCCNATGAGGCGCAACGGCAAGCGGTTGATGTCGGTGCGGCAGGCGGTGGAAATGCTGCGCGCCAACGGAAAAATCGAGGCGGCGCGGATTGATGAGGAAACCGGGGAAATCATCCCCCTTTCTGAAAACACCATTACCCGGGCTTTACGAGAGTACAAGCTGCATCCCGACCAACTGCTCCAGCCCGAACCAGTCAGCCGGATGAAATCAGAGCATCCGAACCATTGTTGGCAAATCGACCCGAGTTTGTGCGTTTTGTATTACCTGCCCCGTCAGGGCAAGGATACGGGGCTGCGGGTCATGAAGGAAGAGGAGTTTTATAAAAACAAGCCGAAAAACGTCGTCAAAATCGAAAACGACCGCGTCTGGCGGTACACGGGGACAGACCATGCCTCCGGCACGATTGCGGTGCGTTATTACTTCGGCGGCGAAACCAGCGCGAACCTCTGCGACTTTTTCATCTACATGATGCAGCAAAAGGCAGACTCGTTAAAAGACCCGTTTCGCGGCGTACCGCGCATGGTCATGCTTGACCCGGGCAGCGCGAATACTTCGGCGGCGTTTAAAAATCTGTGCAAGTCGTTGGATGTACATGTGCAAATCAACAAGCCGGGCAATCCGCGTGCCAAAGGGCAAGTGGAAAAAGCCAACGATATTGTCGAAACGGCATTTGAGAGCGGGTTGCGCTTTACCGAGGTGCGCGACATCGACCAGCTCAATGCTTTATCGGAACGCTGGATGCGTTACTACAACGGTACGCAAAAGCACAGCCGCCACGGCATGACCCGCTATCAGGCCTGGAACAAAATCCAACCCGAGCAGCTCATCCTGCCGCCGCCTGCCGAATATTGCCGAGAGCTGGCCATCAGTGCGCCGAAAGAGGCGAAAGTTTCGGCGGATTTGGAAATCCGCTTCGGCGGACGGGTGTATAGCGCGAAAGGCATCCAGGGGATTTTGGTCGGTCAGAAGGTTTTGGTCGGTAAGAATCCCTGGGAGGTAAACGGGGCGCGGGTCGCTACTTATGACGCGGAGGGTAACGAGGTTTGGGTATCCGTACCCGAAGTAGTTTTTGACGAGATGGGCTTCAGGGCTGACGCCGCGGTCATCGGGGCGGAATACAAAGCCCCTGCCGATACGGACGCGCAGCAGCATCGCAAAGAGCTGGACAAGCTGGCGATGGGTGCGGAAACGCTGGAGGCGGCAGCCGCCAAACGCAAAGGCAAGGCAGTCCCATTCGGCGGCGAAATCGACCCGTACAAACATCAGGAAGATACGCTCGCCGCGCGAAATACGCTCTTTATGCCCAAACAGGGACAGCAGATGGTGTACAACCGGATGGAGGTCTCTGAGCAGGTATTGAGCAAGGTCGAAATCGCCAAACGCTTAAAACCCCGTGTCGAGGCAGACGGCGGCGACTGGAAACAGGCGATGGCGGTCATCCTCAAACACTACCCGGAAGGCGTGGTCGAGAGCAAATTGGACGAGGTTTACGACAGGCTGAAGACGATGGGTCGTCTGAAGCTGCATAAAACCGGTTAGGCAAATGCGACGACGTCGTCGCATTTGAAAAAAGGGAAAGCATGAAACAGACCTTTAAGCAAATCGGCAAATCCTATGCCGCCGCCGCAGCCGAAATCGGATGCAGCAAGCCGATGCTGGTGGCGGTAGTCAATCACGGGCAATGGCCGAAAAAAAACGCAGCCGAGCTGCGAAGGAAATTGAAACAATTTTTTGAAACGAATGGTGCGGAAATCCCAGCGAGCCTGAGAAACGAGCCGGAAGCCGCACCTGCCCAAGCAACTTACGAAGACAAGGACAATGAGATGTTACTACGAAAAGCGACTTTAAACCAAGCGGCAAAACAACATTTTAGCCTATTCCGCGACCCGTTTAACGACGAAATCCAGTCTGCGGACGATGTGTATATGACGCCGGATGTGCGCTATGTGCGCGAGGCGATGTTCCAGACGGCCTGCCACGGCGGTTTTGTGGCGGTGGTTGGTGAGAGCGGAGCGGGTAAATCCACACTGCGCGAAGACCTGCAAGACCGTATCAACCGCGAAGGCCGACAAATCATCCTGATCGAGCCTTATGTCTTGGCGATGGAGGACAACGACCAAAAAGGCAAAACGCTTAAGGCGGTACATATTGCCGAAGCCATTTTGGAGGCGGTGTCGCCGGGAACCAGCCCGAAACGCAGCCCGGAAGCACGCTTCCGCCAAATCCACCGCGCTTTGTCGGAAAGCGCGAAAGCAGGCAACAAACACCTGCTTCTGATTGAGGAGGCGCACGGTCTGCCGCTGCCGACCCTGAAACATCTGAAACGCTTTTTTGAGCTGAAAAACGGGTTTGAACGCCTGCTCGGGATTGTCTTAATCGGTCAGACGGAGTTGGCGCAAAAACTCAGCGAAAACAATCCTGCGGTGCGCGAGGTGGTGCAGCGATGCGAGGTGGTCACACTCTTGCCGCTGACCGACGGAAAGCTAGAAGGCTATCTCAAGCACAAGTTTGCCCGCGTCAATGCGGACATGGCGAAGATTTTAGACCAGAGTGCGATTGATGCTGTCGCCGAGCGTCTGACAGTCAAAAGCCGCACGAGCAAGGGATTGGAAACCAACAGCCTGCTCTATCCGCTGGCGGTCAACAACTTGGTGGCGGCAGCGATGAATCAGGCGGCGGAGCTTGGTTTTGAGATGGTTGACG